TGGAGGGGCGGCGTCTGCGAACTATGTCACGCCCCTACTGCTAAAGATCGCGCACCTTGAGGGGGAACCGCAGTACGGGTACGCGGCGGGATTCTTGCTAGGATTCTGCGGACTTCGAGCGGTTGAAACACTCAGCGAGAAACTGATTCCGACAAATGAACTTCAGTCCACTAGTACTCGCAAACGCACTCGCAAATAGCGTTCTTGCCATTTCAGCGATTCACCTTTGGCTCAAAATCTTTGGGCACGATGATTCTCCGATTTATCGGCACAAATACGCGGCTCACCTTTGCAAATTGGCAACGACCGTGACAATTTGCGGATCTGTCGCAAACATCTTCGCGCATGAACCACCACCAATCACCGAATTCATCCTCAACATCGGCGTCGCGTGCAATTACGTTTGGTTATCGTGGTTCTCTGGGCTCTCAGTTGACGACAAACCAAAAGCAGATGGACCAGCACGCAAATCCATTTCCCGCCCTCGGACTAAACGTCGCAGCACTCGCGCTTAGTTTCTCCGCGGTCGAGCAAACGCTTAGAATTGCGGGGCTGGCGATCAGTGTTGTGATCGGGGCGGTGACGTTGTACCGAATGCTCATCAAATGAAACTTTCCGACGCGGGACTGGAACTTCTCCTCGAACACGAAGTCGGGGGCGGCAAATCGTATTTTGAAAAATTTCTGTCCGTCCCAACGTGGCCGGGCTTTGAATCGGGCGTGACCATTGGAATTGGGTATGACCTAGGCCACGCAACCGAAACGGCTTTTAAGACGCATTGGAGCGCGCTGGATGAGGAAGTCCTCGAGCGTCTCGGGAAATCAATTGGGATCAAAGCGCTCAACGCGCGCCCCTTTGTTTCCGCGTTTAAGGATATCAAAATCGAGTGGGAGCTGGCGCTGGAAGTTTTCAAGAATCACACCTGTGCCCAGCACACGCTCAACATGCTCCGCTTTGCGCCGGCGGCGGTTGACCTTCCGCCCGACGCGCAGGCGGCACTATTCAGCCTAGTGTTCAACCGCGGGACCTCGACCAAGGGGGAGCGACGCGTTGAGATGGCGCAAATCGCTCAGGTGATCAGCGCCGGTCAACCCGAGAAGGTTCCATTTTTGATCCGCCAAATGAAGCGACTTTGGCCGCAGGGATCCGGGCTTGTCCGCCGTCGGGAGGATGAGGCGAAATTGTGGGAATCAGCTTTTGCATGAAACCAAAATCCGCGTGGCAATGGCAGGAGATTAGTCGCAACGTCCACGCAGGAACTTTGTCGGTAAAGACCGTCAAGGATGAGGGATGGGTCTTGTTGGTGTCGGATGTGCATTGGGACAACCCGAAATGCGACAGGAAAAGACTTAAACGGGATTTTGACGAAGCGGTCAAACGGGATGCGTTGATCGTTTCAAACGGCGATTTCTTTTGCGCCATGCAGGGAAAATACGACCGACGCTCGAGTAAAAAGGACCTCAGGCCGGAACATCAGAAAAACAACTACCTCGACGCTCTGGTCGAAACCGCAGCGGATTGGCTCGAGCCTTACAAACGCAACCTGGCGTTGCTCGGACAGGGCAATCACGAAACCGCTATCGCAAAGAATCACGAAACCGATTTGCTCGACCGACTGGCATGCACGATGCGGCGCCGCGGAGGCATCACAACAGTTGGCGGTTATTCGGGCTACGTCCGATTCATCTGTTCGCTGGGGGGCATAAAGCGGGACGGCATTGTTTACCATTACCACCACGGACCTAATGCCGGCGGACCCGTCACCAAGGGCGTGATCGGTGCAAATCGGATGTCGAGCTATTTGACCGACGCGCACATCGTCCACACCGGACACAGTCACGATTCGTGGCAATTCCCCATTCGGCGGCTACGGCTGACAAATCACAACAAAATTCAACAGGAAACGCAGATGCACATCCGTACGGGCGGGTACAAGGATGAGTATGGCGAAGGAATCGGCGGCTGGGCAATCGAGCGCGGGATGCCACCTAAAGTCCAAGGGGGTGCCTGGGTGCGAATCTACGCGGAGCCTGGCGACGCGCGGCTTTATAACTTTGAAATCACCGCAACCCGATGAGCGACGACGAAAAAATGCAAATCATCCAGCGAGCAAAGGATTTGCTGTGCGAACATTTTGAGGCCGGCGAGATTTTGGTCCAAGACCACGACCCCGAAACCGATGAGACCGCCACCTGGACGGGCGGATGGGGCAACCGATTAGCACGGGACCGGCACATCGCGCTACGGTACCAGGAGAGAGTAATCATCGGCGACCGCCCCGGTGACGAGGACGACGAGGAAGACGACGACGAGACCGCAGCAACTTGACCCTTGGGTAAATTGTGGCAATTTGCGATTGCCCATTGCGGGTCGCGGCGTCGGGTTAGTCGTGTTTCTCGGCGCCGCGTCACTTTATATCACCCATGAGATTCCACATTCCCGGGCTTGCCCACACCGTCACCGAGTCAAGCCAGTACAGCGCATGCGCGTTCACCCAAAAGGTTTTCAAACTTTGCGGCATGCTAAAGGGGCTCGGGCATCACGTCATCCACTACGGGCACGAACGCTCGACCGTTGATTGTTCGGAGCATGTGACCGTGACCAACGACGAGGTCCTGCGGGAGGCTTACGGAGATTACAATTGGCGAAAAGAATTTTTCAAACACGACCAGAACGACCACGCATTCAAGGTCCACGCTGAAAATACCATCAAGGCAATTCAACACCGGAAGCGTCCCAACGACTTCCTGTTGCTTCCATTTGGATGGGGACACAAGCGCATTGCCGACGCGCATCGGGATCTGATTTGCGTCGAGTCGGGCATCGGGTACAGCGATTCCTTTGCTCAATTCAAAATCTTTGAATCCTACGCGCTAATGCACGCATTCCACGGCACAGAATTCGTGCGTGAGGCAAAAATGGGATTCTATAACTCGTTTGTAATTCCGAATCACTTTGACCCCGAGGATTTCAGCTTTAACCTGCATCGCGAGGACTGGATCCTTTACCTCGGACGAATGACGCAGGGCAAAGGGCTGCACATTATCCTCGACGCAACACGGAGGGCGGGAAAGCGGCTTGTCGTTGCGGGACAGGGCGATTTTAAGGACATCCCTTACACGGGGTCGATGGACCACGTTGAGTATGTCGGCTACGCAGACCGCGAGAAACGCCGCGACCTAATGAGCCGATGCGGGGCGCTGATTATTTTGTCGCAATACATCGAGCCGTTCGGCGGCGTGGCGGTGGAGGCGATGATGAGTGGGGCGCCGGTGATCGCATCGGACTGGGGAGTGTTTCCTGAAACCATCCGGCACGGGGAGACCGGTTATCGTGTTCGGACAATGGAAGACACCGTATGGGCGTTGAAAAACGTAGGGCGCATTTCTCCGACTGTTTGCAGGGATTGGGCCGCGAAAAACTACAGCAACGAGCGGGTTGGGCGGATGTATAACGAAGTTTTCCGCAAGATCCTCGACATTTACGACGGATCGGGCGGATGGTACGCGGAACGACCGGAGCGCACTGACCTTGAATGGCTGCGAAAATATTAAATGGAACCTCACACGACATTTGACCACGCCGCGCTGGACTCGGAGGCCGAGATCGTCGCCGAGGAGCTGCGGTTGAGTGTCGCCCAGGCGCAGCGGGTTGTCGAATGGCGGCGGCGACAAGAGGCGCAGTCCACCAGGGCAACGCAAGCCGATCAACTCGGGCGCGTTTGCCAATTCTTTTTAGCGGAGGGGCAGAACGCACGACTCGCCGCGGTGGCGCTCTGCTTTGCCGCTGGACTCAACCGGCGGATCCGATGGAACTCAATGCGGGACGCGGCTAAAGAACTTGGATACACCGTTGCCGAAATTTCCAAGCTGACCTTGAAGGCGCAGGACGCGCTCGGACTACCTCGGAACCTCAACAACAAACGCGCAGAGCACGCCGGCACCTATTCAGCGGTACAGGCGGCGAATCCGTGGCGGAGCAGAAAATTCAAACTATGATCACCCAAGACAACACACCGTATTCAATCCACGCTCAAGGACTTCACCTGAAGGCGCAGGCCTCGCAAGATCAAGCTAAGTGGGCATTTGAGCAGCTTCAAACACTTAGCAAGGGGCTCAACTATGCCTTAGGAGATTGGGCAATCGTTTGCGAGGAGCGGTTCGGTAAGGACTGGGTAAACGAAATCCTTGAGCAGTCCACATTTAGCTTTGACGAGCTGAACGCGTCGGTATCGGTGGCACGCAAAATCCCGCCAAGCAAACGGGTTGCGTCACTTAGCTTCGAGCATCACGTGATCGCATCGCGGCACGAACAACCGGAGCTTGCGCTTAGTTGGGCGCAGTCGCAACAACTGACGCCGCAGGAACTTGCGGTCTGCATGCGAACGGGTAAGCAAATGACTAGAGCCGAGATTGCGGCGGGGCGGTCCGTAAACACTTGGACCACGCCGCTTTCGGTTGTCGACAAGTTTACGTCGTGGAAAAAGAAAGTTCCTGTAAGTAACTGGACTCGAGAAGATAAGGAACAAGTGCTGCGGGACTTTGAGCCGGTGATCGAATTTTTGAACGAAATCCGCGCTGGACTGTAAAAAATCTCAGAGGCAATCCGCCTCGATCTTCGTAAATCCCGCAGCTTCATTAAGTTACGGGGCGCAAATTATTTTGCAAAAATGCTTGCAGGGGTGCGGCATTCCGTCTGTAGTAGGCGCCGTCACAACGACACCAACCTAAAACAAACACGACCATGACAAAGCTTAACATTTTCTGGATGTCTGCCGTGATGGCTTTAAGCGACATGATTATGCTCCGGCAATTCGCCGGCACAGGCACGGCAATCGTTTACGCGGTACTGACCGGCACAGCGCTGTTTCTGATGGTGCAAGCGGCAATTGCTCAGGTAGACAAAAAATGAGGCAAGCAGCACAACGAAGCCTGACGCTTCACGGGGCATTACCAATCGCACGCGGATGCGCGGTTTACCCAGATTTTCCAGAAGCTCGCGAAATTTCAGCGGCGTGCGACGCCTGGCTTCGCAAACGCGGACTAATTGAGCCCGATAACTTTTGCTACGGAGCAAAGACCAAACAACAAACCCAAGAAAAACACGACAATGAAAAGACTGTATTTTGATATCGAAACTGGGGCCGCGGAGGATGCGGTCCAATTTGAACCGACCTTTGAAGCGTCAAAGGTTTTAAAAGACCCCGTCAAAATCGCGGCGGACATCGCCGACAAACGCGCGGCGTGGTGGGATCGACTGGCGCTTTCGGCGCTCACCGGACAGGTTTTGGCGATCGGCTGGGCGGGGGATGACGGGGAGGTGACGGTGATTACTCAGACTTCAATTCTTTCCGAGGTCGACGTCATCACGGCGTTCTGGAACGCCACCACAACCGCGGAGACGTTAGTCGGATTCAACTCCAATGCGTTCGATCTTCCATTTCTTTGGCGTCGATCAATCAAGCTCGGGATTGTAATTCCGCACGGTATCTTCGAGCCCAACCGGCGACTGTTTGCAACGAACATTGACCTGATGGAGCGGTGGTGCTGGTTCGATAACCAAGCTCGAGTTTCACTCGACAACTTGGCCAAGTTTTGCGGATTCCCGCCCAAGAAAGGATCCGGCAAGCATTTTGCCGATTTGATGCGGGAGAACATTGAGGAGGCAGTGGCGTATCTTGTCCACGACGTAAAGCTCACCAGGGCAATCGGGAGGAGGATGGGGGTATGACGCTCGAGGAATTTAAGCAACTCCAACAATGCTATCGAGCTTCTCTCGATTTGATCATCCACGGGCGTCCAAAGGAAGATGACGAGGCGGGTGATTGGTGGCGCAGAGCGGCGCATATAACCCTAAAGGAATTCTCAGATTTTATCCGAATCCATGACCCACGTGAAACATTTGCAACGCCTGTTACAGACCATCCTGATCGGGGCGCTAATTGAGGCCGGATGGCACGGAATTACCGCATGCTGCGGGATCACCGGCTATGAAATAACTATCTTTGAAGGGGCGCTTTTGTACATCTGCACAGCCAATGAATGAACAACAACTGAAGGGGCGGATCGCGCAGCTTGAGGTCGAGCTGGCGCGGGTTAAAAAAGAGCGAGAACTGGAGTCAGTCCTGCAAGCGAGGATTGCGGCAAATGCCGATCGCTATTTCCTGCAACTCGAGGCAATCAAGCAGGCGACTTTTGCAGACATTCACGGAATTGTTGTGGCGGATGTCGAAGACTTCAGCGGATTGGAGGAGCGCGAATGATCGACTACGACCTCGCAAACCGGATTGTCCTGGACGGGCTTCGCAAGGGGATCGTGAAGTTTCCTTTCGAAATTCTCAAGGAGAAGGAGCCAGGGCGCCGAAAGACCACGACCGGAGCATGCTTTCGGTGCGGCACGGAGTTCCAGCGGAACACGACGAACACGAAATATTGTTTGGACTGTCACGAAGCAATGCGGATCGACCGTCGGGCCGCGGCTAAAATGTCGGTTGCGAGACCCTAAAACTCGACCGGTTGACCTGCCCCCGGAATAAGGGTGGGAAGTTACAAAGAACACTAAACATGGCAGTACTAACAGCAAACAGCGGCGGCGGATCACGCAGTCGGATCATATCAACGGAAACTCCACCCAAAGGACGTTTTATTGCGACCTGCATCGAGGTCCACGACGAACTTGGGGTTGAGCGGCAGAAGTTTGAAAGCTCAGACACCGAGATTGTGGACCTGACGACGTTTTACTTTGGGTTCAAGGATCGCGAAGGGCGCCCCCACGTGGTCAAATCCAAGAGCATGAAACTCTCGCTGCACGAAAAGGCGGCGCTCGTCAAATTCATTAAAAGCTGGAGCGGGAAACCTCCAGCGGCGGGATTTGATACGCAATCGCTCAAAGGAGCCGGCGCCGAGATTCGCGTCGAGCGGGTCGCAAGCATGAAGACGCCTGGACGGGAATACGCAAACATCGCGGACATCGGGCCAGTGGAGGACGACGAGAGGTCGAAGATTCTGCCGCTGGCGAACCTTGAAGGGCTTTTAAAGCCTGCCGAGGAATCCGCAGCACAAAAGACTGCGAACGACATTGACGGGGACGACATTCCCTTCTAAATGTTCCTTCCTCCGCGACACCTGCGTGCAGTGATCGGCGCCCGGCCGGTTGATGCAAAAGTGGCGTGACTAGCTGGAGAGACAGCCTCGTCGGCAACTGACATGAGAGTTGTGGTGAACGCACACCGTAAGTGGCCTGACAGTCGGAGAGACGACACCCACCGGGGGGCGCGCATCCGTTAAACGCGCATTACTAAAATGGGAAAAATCAACAGCAGAGCAAAAGGATGCCGCGGCGAGCGGATGTGGCGCGACGAATTACGCGCAGCCGGATTCACCGCACGCCGAGGGCAGCAGTTCGCCGGCGGGACCGACTCGCCAGATGTCGTGGTGGAGGAACTCAAGGGACTGCACCAGGAGGTGAAGTTTGTCGAATCGCTGAATCTCGAGAACGCGTGCGCTCAGGCGCAACGGGACGGCGGCGGCAAACCGTGGATTGTGGCGCACAAGCGCAGCCGGTCGGGGTGGAAAGTTACGATGGCGGCGGAACTATTCTTTCGCCTGATGCGGGACGGGATGGAGACTTTTGCAGAGACAGCCGGAAAGACGGCAACAACCTAAAACACGATATGAAAAAACAAAAAACAGATTGGGAACAGGTTCGGATTAATGCGGCGATTGCAGCGATGCAAACGCTAATTCCAGGGGAGTTCGGAAAAAGAGACAACGGCGATATCGCTGGGCATGCCGTTGAAATTGCTGAGGCGCTCGTTGATTATTTGATGGATACTAGCGACATTGAGGAGTGTTAATCACGCATGAAATCTAAAGCAGAAATAATGCAGAATCGCCGAGGCGGATTGATTCCTGACTTGTCGTATCTGGCTGAAAACGGATTCAAGAAATGCAAAATCTGCAAAGATACATTGCCAGTAAATAACTACGTTTTGAGTCGGAAAAATTTGGATGGGCTTGAAACGCGATGCCGCGAATGCAACAAGAAGCGGATTCGGGAAATCCGAGACAGGACCCCAGGGTACAATACAAAACATTCTCAAGCCTTTAAACAAAAGCATCCACAAAAACGAGCGGCCCACCTTGCAGTCGCGAGGGCTTTACGGGCAAAGGTGCTTGTGAAAGAACCGTGCAGCATTTGCAGAGAAACAAAATCTGAAAGCCATCACGAAGACTACAGCAAACCGCTCGACGTGCTTTGGTTTTGCAGAAAACACCACGCAGAACACCACGAAAAGAAACGTAAGGGATTAGCATGAAACACGACACAAATACGACTGAACACGACAACACAGAAGCAGCACTACGCCGAGAACTGACGCTAATCAGCTGCTGGCTCGACGAGTTTGCCAAAGACGACAATGATGGCGCGTATCTTTGCTTCCTGCGGGTGCTGGCAGAACTGAGAAACTGCCAGGCGCAGATACTTGAAACGGCGATTGAGCGGGAGGAGGCAAAGAAATGACTTTGACAAAAACCATCGGCATCACCGGACTTGCCGGCGCAGGCAAAACGTACGCGGCAACCTGTTTTAAGCTGCGGACCCGCGGAGAAATCTGGTCCTTTGCGGCGGAAATAAAATCAATCGCCAAGGCTATCGGTTGGAACGGCGAGAAAGACGCTAGGGGGCGCAAACTATTGCAGGACCTTGGATCCATTGGCCGCGAGTACGACCGCCAATGCTGGGTTGACCTGATGCCAACCGACCGACCGCTGATCATCGATGATGTCCGCTACATCAACGAGGCCGCAGCGATCCGCGCCGCCGGCGGGATCATCGTCCGCATCGTCCGCCCCGGGCTGACGCCGATGGATCACTCATCCGAGACAGAGCAGCGGTTCATCGTTGCGGATTACACGGTAACAAATGACGTGCACCTGGAGAATGAGCTTGAGGTGATCCATGAGGCCGAGTTTGGAAGACCTTAAATTGAAAAATGTGGATACTACCGAAACAATTACACACGTTGGGCTCTGTGCAGGATACGGGGGCATTGAACTTGGACTTAAACGAGTCCTCCCAGCTTTGCGCTCAGTCGCTCTTTGCGAGATCGAAGCCTTCG